ATCATAGGATCGAACTAGAACCGGGCGTTACTTGCTGGACACTGTTTATGCCGGGGCCACATCGCAAAGAATGGGGATTCGATGTAGAAGGTCGCTGGGTTAAATGGGACGATTATCTAAGGATGCGATATGAAAAAGTTAGTGCTGGACAATAGAGAAGTACAAAATCTCACAAGCAAGATCTGCAGAGAGATATCTACAGATCCGTGGACACCTGATATCATCGTAGGAATCAATCGTGGCGGATTGGTTCCTGGCGTTTTAATTAGTCATTGGTTTGATTGTAAACATGTTCCTTTGACTGTGAGCCTGCGAGATCACGAGGATTGCGAAAGCAACCTTTGGTTAGCTGAAATGGCGTTTGGCTATCATAGAACGGACCTACCAGAACCTGCATCAAGCAATCCAGCTCTCCGTAAAAACATTTTAATCGTTGATGATATCAATGATTCAGGTGCAACATTTAACTGGATTATGGAAGATTGGCCCAGCGGATGTTTGCCTAACGATCCTGTTTGGAAAGATATATGGGGCAATAATGTCAAATTCGCCGTGTTAGTAGATAATCTCTCCAGCAAATGCGAACGCGAAATGGACTTCTGCGGTATGGAGATCAACAAAGCAGAAGACGATGTTTGGGTAGACTTTCCTTGGGAAGATTGGTGGACTAAATGATGGGATTGAGATTGGCACTAGCTCGTTGGATACTAGGCAAACACTGTGGCTGCTATGCCATGGGCTACCATAAATTGTGTGATTATTCTAAGAGAGTGAAAAAATGAAAGTAATGTTAAATTGTACAGATAAGGGCGTAGACGTTGAAGCAGATATTCTTAGCCACAAAAAAGGCCAATTCCTCGAAGTAGCTATAAACACTGTTAAACTCCGAATGGTTTACATGAACAAGGCCTATGTAGGGTCAATGGCTGGTCTAGAATTTGTTGTCCGCGAAGAGCGAGTTCCTGAAGAGTATCGCAAGGAGTGGTCTCGATGAACGATCTAGCTAAAGCAGTACCGTGGGAAACTAACAGTATTGACGAAAGCAAAGGAGCACCTTGGACCGAACTTGAAATGGAAGACATCCATGTCAAAGTGTTCCGAGATATCTATCCTGTCACAGAAGGACATCTACTGTTCGTGCCTAAATATAATACCATCGCTGTGCTCACAGACGCTATGAACAGTGCCGTCCAATACGGTGCTCGAAAAGTTATGGATAAGGAATGGGACGGATACAATGTAGGTATCAATATCGGAGAAGCCGCAGGACAGACCTGCACTTGGCCTCACGTTCACCTTATTCCTCGACGTAATGGGGATATGGCTGACCCTCGTGGTGGGGTTAGACATGTAATACCAGAAAAAGGAAACTATAAACTATGGAAATGAGACAACAACTTATCGAAGCTAGCAAAGAACACTTCCGTGCTCATATTACTAAACATCAAATGAACATCGAAGTTATGTTAAATAATCCTACCGCTATACACGAACACAGCGATATCATGGAAGCGATCGAAAAGGAAGCAGGTTATATCGCCGAATATATGGACAAACTAGAAGTCATGGAAAAGTATTTCAGTGAATGAGGTATTGATCGCCTGGAAGGCTGGTGATACCGTTACAAAATGGAGTGATCATTGTGCGATGATCATAGAACATTTTGGATTACCTGGTGGCCGATATAGTACAGAAGTCTGTGCTGATTGGATGAGTTTTAAATTTCTAGACGAAAAGGATGCGTTCTTATGCAAGATAATGTTAAGCGAACATCTTGGACACTGACTGTCGATGAAGATCCCGAAACCGGTGACGGTATCTTGACCTTTCCCGAGGATCTTTTAGAGGCGGCAGGTTGGAAGGAAGGTGATTGTATTGAATGGATCGATCTCAAAGATGGCTCTTGGCAATTAAAGAAAAAGAGTGTATAATTAGTTATGGAAAAAATTAAAATATCAGAATGCTTTTATAGCATACAAGGTGAAGGCCGCTTTATGGGTGTGCCCTCTGTATTCATGAGAACATTTGGTTGCAATTTTCAATGTGCTGGCTTTGGTCTTCCTAGAGGAGAAAAGACCACAGAAGTAGATCCCATCGCTGCCAATGTTGAACTGTACAAGAGCTACGAAGATCTTCCACTGGTAAGTACAGGCTGTGACAGTTACGCATCGTGGCATCCAGCGTTTAAACATCTATCACCGTTTTATACCATCGACGAGATCGTAGACAAGATCGTAGGAACACTGCCTTACAAAGAGTGGCGTGACGAGCATCTAATCATCACAGGCGGCGAACCTTTGCTGAAGTGGCAGTATCTGTATCCGGAACTGTTGAGCCATCCTAAGATGCAGAGTCTCAAAGAACTGACATTCGAAACCAACGGTACCCAGGCACTAACGGATGAGTTTAAGACTTGGATACATAGAGAATGGCATCACGATGGCACGATCAATCCAGGTCGTGGTCGAGACACATTTACTTTCTCTGTGAGTGCTAAACTGCCTTGCTCAGGCGAAGCGTTTGAAAAGGCTATCCGTCCAGAAGTCGTAGCAGAGTATGAAGAATACGGATATGTCTATCTCAAGTTCGTTATCGCTAACGAACAGGATGCAGAAGATGCCGAATGTGCTATCGGTGCATATCGGGCTGCTGGCGTAACTGGTCCTGTGTATTTCATGCCTGTGGGCGGTACTGAAAGTGTTTATCACATGAATAATCGTGCTGTTGCAGATCTAGCGATGAAGCGTGGGTATCGCTATTCGGATAGATTGCAGGTACCGTTGTTTAAAAATGAGTGGGGAACATGATGTTAAAAAAATTACTAGGCATTGACAAAATCGAGCAAGATCTAGAACAGGCTAAAATGGCGTTGGAAGAAGCCAAAGCTAAACAGATTGAAGCAGAAAAAGCTGCTGTTCTTGCTCAGGAACAAGAAGAATTATCTAAACTTACCCCCAAAGATCGTGCTACACGTAAGAAAGAACCGTGGGTTGGTGTATTAAACACACATGTAAATTCTGATAATGTTCGCAACGGCTTTTTTGAGCTTGATTGGAACGAGCATTTTGTGTTGAAATTGAAGCAAGAAGGATATGGTGCAGATGGTGATAACGATGAAGAGATTGTAGATCGTTGGTTCCGAGAACTCTGTGCTAATGTGGTAGTAGATGGTGATTATGGCGGTCCTGTCAATTCTGGAATTATTGATATATCAAAGATTAAAAAAGATAATCAATGATCAATATAAAATTTTTTGGTACGATGGAAAATATGAGAAATGATTTAGCTCTATTTGAGTTAGATCCTCTTTTATTAAAACCAATAAATGCTATCAGTTATCTTTCTAAGAAAAACAAATTAAACTCTTTTTCTTGTCCTGCTGTACAATCTTTTTTAAAAAATATGTTTTACATATGCAGTCCGATTGATTTTAGCATCATCAGAGACGAGCAAGGCATGTTTTCGATTATCAATAGTAGAAATCCAGATCTAGATTTGAGCAGCTTTCTGTTTGTAAGATATCCAGAACAGGAATTATTAGACAATAATCCAATGCTAACTATCCATTTACAGTACGTTTTTGTCAACGAACACGATAATATCGAAATGCAGGTGTTAGATGCTCCTTTAACAAACTTGCCGTTGGCGAATATGCCTGGAGAATTTAATATAAGCAAATGGATACGTCCGACTAATTTCTGTTTCTTTTTAGATCCGTTCATTAAACAGCTAAACATCAAACGAGGTGATCCGTTATATGCAGTTAAATTTAAAACCGATCAATCAATAAATTTGGAAGAAATCATCGACGATTCGGAAAGAACCAAGATTTTGGTAGAACAAAAGAAGGCTTTATCATTGAAAAAATATTATCCTTATGCTAAACTAACAGATATGTACGATATGTTTAAATCAAGAATGAAAGCGATTTGGAAATGAGCACTTATATTTTAGTTGATACTGCTAATACATTCTTTCGTGCTAGGCATGTAATCAACGGTGACGCTGATATTAAACTCGGGATGGCGTTCCATATAACCCTAAATTCTATTCGTAAAGCCTGGCAGCAATTTCAGGGTAGTCATGTAATCTTTTGCTTAGAAGGTCGTTCTTGGCGTAAAGACTACTACGAACCCTATAAGCGCAATCGATCTGACGCTCGTGCCGCACTCAGCGAACGTGAACAAGAAGAAGATCGTGTGTTCTGGGAAGCGTTTGATACTTTCAAAGAATTTATCAATGAAAAGACGAATTGTACAGTATTACGTCACGAACAGTTAGAAGCGGATGATCTTATCGCAGGTTGGATACAGAGTCATCCTGATGACGAACATGTGATTATCAGTACCGACACAGACTTTGTTCAACTAATTGCTCCCAACGTCCGACAATATAACGGTGTTATGGAAACCACTATTACCCACGAAGGATATTTTGACGATAAGGGTAAACCTATCACTGATAAGAAAACTAAAGAGGCAAAGGCCGCTCCTGATCCCGAATGGTTGTTGTTTGAAAAATGTATGAGAGGTGACAGCACCGACAATGTCTTCAGTGCTTATCCAGGAGTAAGAACAAAAGGTTCTAGTAAGAAAGTTGGACTAGCTGAGGCTTTCGAGGATAGAAATACCAAAGGATTTGCATGGAATAATCTTATGCTACAGCGCTGGACTGATCACGAAGGTAAAGAACATCGTGTGTTAGAAGATTACGAAAGAAATCGCAGACTGATCGATCTTTCTTATCAGCCCGATCATATTAAAGAGATTATCGCTACTACTATTGCAGAAGCGACCGGTGCAAACAAAAATATCAGCCAAGTCGGCATTAGGCTAATGAAGTTTTGCAATCTTTACGATTTGAAAAAAATTGCAGAGCAGGCCCAATCTTATGCCGAACCACTCAATGCGAGGTACACACTATGACAGACTTACATGCTAAACCGATCATCGATAACAAATTTTGGATCGTCGAGAAAGATGGAGAGAAATTTGCTACGCTAAGGAAAGAAGAAGATAATAGATTTGTTCTCAGCAACAAATTAGGAATTAAAATTTATGACGACAAAGAAAGTCTCGTTCGTCAATTTGGAAAAAATTTCTTTGTTGCAAAAGTTATCAAAGAAGCCGATGATGCTGAACCTAACGAGATACACGGTTATCCTACTAGCTGTCATCCTCATAATGCTATGTTTGATATCAAAAGAAAATTTGCTTTGTTTACTAAAAGTGAAGATTCAAAAAGTCTATACTGTGCTGGTTATTATGTAATTAAATTTGACAAAGGATGGGTGAAGAGTTTCTGTCCGAAACTAATCACACTACAGAGATATCCTTACAAAGGTCCTTTTAAAACAGAGCTAGAGATGAAACAGGTATTGGCCAATGTCTCAAAATAACATTCCGACAAGATTGCCTACTGTAGAAAAGCTGGTACAAAGAGTCGCCCAGGCAGAAAAAAGCCAGCAACGTGAGATAAGAATGACCTTACAAGAAGCTAAAGACCTAACCTACGAACTAGCAATTTTAACCAGCAAGCTAGGGGTCACAGTACAAGAAATTCATGCTATGTTAAAAGATATAAGAGAATCAACTTCTAATATAGATGTAAAATTCGACGGCGGATCATTTTAAATCGATGATAAATATATACGCGGTTAATGTAGGAACCAGTATATATGAGCAGACCAAAGCCTAATATTATTTTAGAGCATACAAATAAAGACAACTATAAAGTTGAACAAATTTTAGAAAGCGAAGCCATCTGGGCGGTATTCTATAAAGGAAAGCCTTTTAATCTTAAAAGTGGTAGCATGGTCGCTAGTTATCCGGGACCAAAATATAAAAAAGTAAGTTTTTCTAATCCCGGTCATGCTCACAATCTCGCTAAAAAATTAAACAGACTTTTTAAATGTCAAGACTTCACAGTTTACAAACTAACAGACGGGGAACAGGTCAGTTAAAATGAACGTAAAGGATACCTATACTGAGGTATTCTTAAAAGCTGCTGAACAAGAATACACAGAAAAAACCGTAAACAATCTCAGAGCCGCATGGTGGTGGAACGTTCGAGATAAATCAGATGGTGGACTTAGACTAACTGAGGCTGCTTTAAAATTTATAGAAGAGCGTGCCGAAATAAAAACTTATCGGGTAGAATTTCCAAAAGAATTTAATATAACTCCTCAGGTTTTATTATGGTTAGATCAATTTATCGAATCTCCGTATTACATTGATCGAAAATCTATAACAGTCCTAAGAGAAAAATCAGCTTTTGAACTTTATCTATTCTCAGGAGATGTTCGAAAAATGGGTTATACTAAAGCCATGGCGAAAAGGCTTAGCCAAGAAATTCCACAATAAAATAATCACTTTATAAATATTCATGATGATTGATTTAAATCCTTTAGATGTGTTAGGAAAAAGAAAATTAGATATCATGCCTGTTCATTTTAAAAAAACAAAGATATCTGTTTTTGAACTAGACATGTCCGATTTAATAAATTGGATCACACAACGGCTAATTGGTCGATATTGTATTTCGACAGAACCTTGTATTGATTCGAACGGACAAGTAAAACTAACAACATTTTTAGGTTTTGAAGATCAAAAAGAATTGACATATTTTATTCTTGCATGTCCATATTTAAGGAGAAACTAATGGAAGAAATCGCAGCAGCAGTAGCAGAAGAGCAAGCTCAGAATCAAGCAGAAGCTCAAGAGCCAAAACCAGAAGGAGCAGATCTAAATATCCAAGATCTAGTCGGTCTAAAAAGTGTTATTGATGTAGCTACCCAGAGGGGAGCATTCAAAGCTGCCGAATTAGAAGCGGTAGGAAAACTATATAATAGACTGAATGGTTTTATTGAGTCAGTATCTAAACCCAAGGAACAGTAAAATGAAAACATTGAAGCACATAGGTAAATTGAAAAATACTGGAGCGAAAGTATTGGTGGTGTTCCGAACATTGCCCGGCGAATCGAATCAAGCTCTTGTATTGCCTGTGGCGCAATTGCCGGATTCTTATCACGATTCTATTATGAAACTAGTCGAAGAAGACCAGTCTCAGGAAGCATTTGAATTTGGCGAGATGATGTTTATCCGTAGCTTTCCAGACGGAAGACCAATGCTAAGGGCTATGCAGGCAGATAACAGATTGGTAAAAATGTCTACAGATAATATCATTATGACTCCAACGACTAGTGATCAGATTCCGTTAGATCAATTAAATTTATTGATCGCTGAGCAAAAAAATGTTGCTGTCGATGATTTATATACATTTGTCAAAGGTGCTCCTAAAAAATCCGATGTCACTGTAGAAACTGTAGCAGAAGCTCAACCGGTAGAACCTATTGTTGATCCGGATATTCCTGCTCCTTTGAGAGCACAAGCATCGAATACCGAAGCACTGTCCGACAAGGACATCGCTAGAAGCTATCGCAGCCAAGCTGATGCAATGTATAAGGAAGCAGCTCGACTTCGAAGAGAAGCCGATCAACTAGATCCACCTGTAAAGAAAACTGTAAAAGTAAAAGAAGAAGCTAGTGTCTAAAAACTTTTTTAAACCGCCCAACGATTTAGTACAAGAGTGGCCCGAAGTATTTGAAGACCTATATATGAACACTATGCCGGTAGAATACTTACATTCTATCCGGCTAGAATTTACAAATGGCAGAATCTGGGAAATCTGCGTAGAAGATCACTTAGATAAAGAGCATACACAAAGCATCACTGATCGATTGATATCTACGCTACACGAATATGCAGAAGAAATTAAACGTGTAGATTTTCAAGTTGACATTGACAGGTTAAAAGACGATATAGTTAATTCCACTAAAAAGCTGTTCTAGTATTTCCGTAGTGAATTATTTTATAATCATTTGTTGATGTATAAGTTCTCCAAGGATCGATAATAATCGATCCTTTTTCTATTTTACAATATAGATCCTGCTGTTCTTCCCAACCTCGATATTCGTAAGTAACTTGTCTATTGTGAGCTAATAAAATTACTCCGTAAGCTGAATTTAAAATATCTCCGGTTAAAGGATCTATGTACGTAGGTTTATAGCCTAATTGTTCGCAGTAATGACCAATCAAAAGACTGTAACTTCCGTCACAATATTCTACTCCAGGTTTATAGGCTTTACCATGAATAAAGATATTCATCGAATTTTCTTTGGCATGTTTTACTAGTTCTTTAGCGAGATTTTCAGCTTGAATTTCTCTGGCATGCATTATAGCATCGAATAAATCATAACCTAATCCTAGTTCTTGTGCCATATATCGAAGAGCTATATTATCTCTAGGATGGCAGGCACCCCCATCTCCCATGCCTGCTTTCATATACTGAGGTCCCATAATACGCATAGTAGATTTAGCTAACGCATCTGTGACTACATCAACATTGATATTTCCCTGTTTCATAGCGACATCTTGAATCATATTGACTAGACCAATTTTAGCAGATATAAACGTATTATAAAAAACTTTTATACATTCGCATTCGTCCCATGTACCAATAATATATCTAGGATTATTTTCCATTACAGTCTTATAAAAATCTACAAGCTGTTTTGCATCACCTGTTTCGTTACCATCTTCGGTTCCGATCATTACCATTTCTGGGTTTATCATATCCCATGCTACTGATCCCATTGCAATAAGATAAGGATTATAAACAAATCTAGTATTAGTGATTAGATTTATAAATTCTCTTCTAGTCGTTCCCGGTAGGACAGTTGATATCAATACTAACAGTTGACTCCTATTCATATAAGAATTAGCTTCGATTAAAACATTTTTGACTATATCGTATCCAAAATCTTTCGGATCTAAATGAGCAGTCGGTGCTCTACCATCATAGCTAGGATCATGAGGCGTTGGCACTGCGATAAAAACAATGTCTCTATCTTGAACACATTCTTTGATAGTATCAACTACTACAATTTTATCGCTGGCACGTTCAGCGACATCATAACCTAAAATGTCGTGTCCTTTATCTGACATAGCTTCTGCACAAGGCATACCTAGTTTACCCACACCGATAAATCCAATTTTCATAATAACGATCCAATCCTTTTATAATTTTCTTGTATATATTCTAAAAATCTTTCTCTATTTTTTAAAAGCCTCGAAAATATGTTTTTATATATTAAACTACACTGATCTAAGTCTATGTTTTTTAATACAGAAACGATTCCATTCGCACGTTCTTCCCAATTACCATTATCCCACCAGGTTCCGAAAACGTCATCAAACGTATCAAAACCTAGTTCTTTGAGCTGTATATAAATGTTATAGTCTCCTAAAATCACAAAAGGCCTTAGACCAATAATCGGTTTCCATGTTTTTTCGCTTATAAAAACATCAGTGTGTATGGTAGTTTCAGTGACAACATTTATAAAATGTCTATTCCAATTTTTATAATCGCCAAGTGTTACTATATCATTCTTTATGTCCATCTTTCCGTGTACCGCAGCCTCTCCTAACTCTACGATTTCTGATAAAGACTCTTCGATAACCAAAGAGTTTTCTATTCCTAGACTTACTATTCCAGAATCTAATATATCGTGTTCTCTAAATTTATCTACTAAAAATACTCTGTGATCATGAGGTTTTCGATTTAGACACATGTATACTTTATCAAACTGAGGTTCTTCTAAATATCGATCATCAAAAAAACCTTCAGGGTTCCGTCTTATAAATTCGGCCCAATAGTTGAAATAATATCTTCCTTTGGTATTTCCTATATAAAAAACTTCTTTGGAATTTTCTTTGATATATCGATGGGCGTTCCTGCGAAGAGGAATACAATTAAAATTTTCCCAGTCTGGGCCGGAGTAGCAGACAGCAATTTTTTCTTTAGATACGATTTTTTCTAAATCTCGATCCTGTTCTATCCATGTAGTGTTGACGAACACGTAATCTTCTGTTAGCTGAGATATAATCTTATCTTTAATTTCGGTATCTATATCTCCAATAATATTACCGTGAAATCCCCGATCGTAGATCAACGGTTTAGCCATCTAATAGCATCCTCCCACTTTGATCTTCCTTTTTTTAATACAAAAAGATTTTTATTATGTATTAGTTTTTGTTGGAAGTTGTTGCTGTAATAAATCGAGTTGAGATCGTTTACATCCATGTTAGACACACGTTCAATATTATCTAACACTAATTTCGTGCGTTTTTTCAAGTCTTGCTCTTGATCGTAGCTTTCATCAAACAGTTCCGGAAATGTCTCATAACCATGTTTCTTCATGTATTTGAGCGTTCCGGGACAGGCAGCTACGATAAAAGGATGATATTGTACAATAGGCTGATATATCTTCTCTGTCAAAAAAAGTACATTTTCTCTATTATGGTTATCAAACGTAGTTTCTGTTACGAAGGTGAAATAGCTATCCGAAAACATTTTTGGCTGAAGAACCCTTTGATTCAGGCCTTCTCCTATATTCGATGCATCGTGATCTATAATATAGGGACTTCGATCTATGAATTCTTTCATGTGTATTTTGATATCAAAATGTTCTGCAGGATCAGAATTATATGTTCTTATAATACTGTCGTACATGTCCTCCGAAGGAGTATGATATCTATTCAGCCAACTATAAAAGAATTTTTCTAGTAAACCCATAGATTTTAACTTTGCAGCAAAATATAATCTATGGTGCCTAGGATTAGCATTTCGAAAAATAAATCTCTTGTCTCGAACTTTATTCAAATTTCTTACTCTGTCTTCTTCTCGAGGAAACATTTCTTTATAACCGTCGCTTTCTAATATTCGACATTCATTATGATAAGAAGCTTCGAAACTGTCAAAACCATAAACATTTATAGGAGATAAAAATCTTTTATTTTTCCATTTATTGTAATTTTCCTCAATATTGATATCACCAAATACGAAATAAACTTTTTCCGGAGGAATCGATAGGTCTTTAATACAAAAATCTATTATTTCAATAAACCTAGGCATTGAAAGAGTAAAACCTTCAGTGGGGAACCATAATAATAGCTGGAGATTGGTTTTCTTATCTTTAATCAATTTTAGAACATCGATATCAATCCATTCAAATACGTTTCTATATATCAGAGCTTGATCTATCCATGCTATTTCAATATGATAATATGCCCACTCTCCTTGCCAAGTATTCTTAGTAACTTGTCTTATAGGAATATTTAGGTATCCGCATATTTCTGTAAACATAGGCATGACGCTTTTGAGCTCTAGGGTTTCTTTAGATCTCATATTAGCAGGTATAGAATTAGGTATATCTACACTAGTCTGGTAAAAAAGAGTTACCAATTTTTAATTTTCTCCATTATAAATTCTGCCCACATTTGCTGAGATCGATCGTTAGGATGAGAATTATCTAATACATCATTGTTTTCTATTACTGCAAATTCTCCTAAGCCTCCTCGTTTTACAAACTCGTTCTCATAAAAAAGCCAAGACGACCAATCTATCATATCGTACCAATGTCGAGCATTAGGATATTTGTCGATCACCGGATCGTAAACTATTTCTTTGTTTTTTAATTTATCTATACTTTCTTTGTCTAACCAATTAGATCCTCTTAGAGATTGATTTTTAACTTCATACAAATCGTCCCATATGTTCTGCCAACAAGTATTGATCAATCTAATATTAGAAACTTTACAGATAGACTGTAACATGATTATCGACTTACAGGTTTGTATGAACTGATATTCACAATTAAAATGATTCGCTAGATAATTTTCAAACATCGAATCTAGATCCTTTTGATCGTATTTCCAGAATCCATATCCTCCGCCTGTAGTTAGCCAGTTAGAATTTTCGTGGCTCTCTGATTTTCCATTGTTTAATATAAAGTTGGTAAAAGAAGTTTTTTCTTTCATCTGTTGATAAATGGTGTCATAATTAGGATGCTCTTTGTTTAAGAAAAATTCAAATCTATAAGGATTAGACCACATTACAATACAATAATCATATTTTTCTTTATCAATAAATGCACATAATCTATCAACTATAATTTGATTACCCGATGCCATTTCTGCCGTGTTAAAAACATCTATACCTTTGTTCCTTAGGTGATTTGGCCATGCTAATTTTTCTTCCACTCGGTGGGCTGAAAAACTGCATCCTCCTGTTATTATTTTCATTGGTACACCCCGGGTAGTTTCGGTAATAAAAAGCTGTCAACAAACAATTGATGAGCTTCATGGCTAGGATGATTATCATATCCGTCATCCCAGGTATTGATAGTATTCAATGTAAATTCTCTTAGGCCTCCATAATTATTGTCTGTAAAAATCCAGTTATTCCAGTTGACAGAGTCTTGTAAACTTTTAAACTGGGGTGCGCAGTATTGAACAAATTCTCCAAGGCCTTCTCTAAAAGTCATAAATCTATAGGGCCATCCCTTAGATTCGCACATCCACTGTACTTCTAAAATAGCTGTGATAGTATTGTGCCATTGTGCATTTATGTTCCAGAGATATTGTTGAAATCTAACAAACGTTTCTACGTATTCTTTGTCTATATGCTTTTTATGTGACCATCTAGTATCATCAGTAACTTTGCTACATTGCATCAACCAAAAATTATTTAAAGTAGACCGATCTATTTCGCCGGTAATATCACTGTGATAAAACGTTCCTGGATTAAAATCGTTGCCTAGCATCCTATTCGATTGAAAAATATCAGAGACATAGGGAGTCTCGTTTTCGTGGATAGGAATTTCAAAACGATTAGGACCAGACCACATTATAGTAACATCTGGTAAAAATCCCTTTTCGGCAGCCCTTAGTGCTGTATCAATCGCAGCAGTAGCTATGAATCGATTACCGGCTCCAGATTTAGCGCAGTTCTTACTATTTTTAGAATCCGATAAAATGTGTTCTTGAATATAGCGAGCCCAGCTCCCTGGCATGTCGGTAAAGCTGCATCCTCCAAATATATAAAATTTATTCATAGCCAACTACCTATCGTCGATTCGTCAATTTTTAAATTTAAAAATTTTCTCTGATTATTTAACAATCTTTCTATGATACTATCTTTAGAATCTATATCTGTATCTAAAAACAATAACAAAGAGTGTACGGCAGCATCCCATCGTTCTTTTGAATTAGATAAAGAATCGTAACTCTGATCGATGATATCATCAAAAACATCATAACCCATATTTTTAAATGCAGAAACGATTCCTTTCTGTCCTATCCATATAGGTAGATGACAATTAGCTATAGCTTTCCAAGATTTCTCCGTTATAAAACAACCTGGTCTAGAATCAGCATAAGTTTCAGTAATCAACGAAACACAAGTTTTAGAATATAACTCCGGATCATGAGTCCTGTCATTTTTATGTATATCGTTGTTTGATTTATCCAGTACTAGTGTTTTCTTATTTTGAAATACATCAACGGTAAAATTTGGATCTCCTGAATATAGAGATAAAAACTCATTAAAATTTATTTCATTTTCTATCTGATTGTATCTGTTTAAAAAACTTATTTGTCCTCGATCTAACAATTTTAGATCGTGCAATTTTTGTAAAACATACCAACGATGCACATCAGGTCTTCCGTTGAAGCAAAGGAATTCTTTTTTAATGTCTTTGACAAAATTTAATTCTTGTCCATAGAATTGTACTCTAGATTTATAATCGTATGCCCAATAATTATGAAACTTACCTTCAGGAAAATAAAAATTACTATGCAGAAGTGTTCCAAGCCTCGACAACTGACGATAATTTGCGAGATATTTAAAATCACCTTCTGTATAATGAAATATCACCGGACAATCTTTTGTTATTTTAATTTTATGTATTTCGTTGGCAGCTTCTAATATTTCACAGATTTGTATTTCTATAGAGTTGTTCGGCACCGCAGGAGGATCTATATAAACATCAAAATTAGAAAATTGTTCGATCTGCTTGGCCAAACGTGTAGGTTCCGCTTTTTGAAAATCGGCTTCTACGGTATCAGTCCATATCACAATAGAGAACGCCATATAGCTACACTCTCGAATCCTTGTGCTGTCCCATTAGTGTCGCACCCTTTACATGCGGGAAGATTTTTTCTTTGACCTTTTTCTAGATTTCGACGAACATTCATAAAATCTTCATTCATCCATATCTCATCAAATCGTTGATCATGTATGTTGCCAAATGCAGTTTGTTTCCTTGCCCAATCGTTGCAGCATAAACCTACATCGCCGTTCCAATCGACAAATGCTTTATAAAAAGGTAACCAACAAGGCCTATAAGTCTCCTTAGGAGAAAATATTCCCCCTCGATTGTTAAAATTATATAACTCGATTAGTTTTTCTGATCCGTCATCGTAATGATCTCTGATACGAAAAGGTATTTCACAATCTTGCAATAATTTATGCATCTGTGTTACATGTTCAGGACCGTCATAACAATCTACTATCAATAGATCTAATCCTGCAGATTTTAATTGACTGTGTGTAATAACGCTTTTGAGCAATCGATCTCCGTTAGTTATCAATTCAGTATGGAACTTTTCCGACATCTCTGCGATGATCTCTAATATATCAGGATTCAAAAGAGGTTCTCCGTATCCTGTAATATGAATATCACCTTGATATCCTGCTAGTAGCAGTTGATCTTTCAGGCGTTGAGCTGTATCTACGGTCATATTTAAATTTCTATTAGGATAGATCAGAGGATCACTACGAGGACAGAAACTACAAGTCCTATTACAGAGTTCCGTGGGGTTGATTTCTACAGTAGATAAGCCTAATAACCTAGGATTAGACTTATCTAATCCCTTGTATCTTTCATCTCTAAACGTTAAATGATCTTTGATATCAAAAGTTGACATAATGATCTGGTATGATAAGTTCTCTGTTCGTCAATGCATAAGGATTATGTATAATAATAGAATCATCTAAGGTCCTTGAATATCTGTGATTTACAGAAACAAAAAACAATAACTCAAAGATATCAAAATCTTTCAAAGATCGATCGATATAAATGTAAGGGAGAGTTTTATCTACTGATTTAGATACAGCATATTCAAACATCTTATTGTTTGATCTAAAAAATTTGCCTGATAAATTTGATCTAATATCGATTTGATGATCTGACCAAATGTTTAAAGGCAACATCTTACCTATAATATCAATCCATAAATTAAATTTTTCAAATTCCGGCCATGCGTCTGCACCTAAAAATTCATAGGTAAAGTCCGGATAATCTCTTCCTATCTGCCTTTGTCCTGCGATCCATAATTCTTCTCGGCTTTCAGTCCTCCACAATATCTTATTAGGACTATGTAAAGCATTTCTTAGATCTCGTTCATTATCAATCGCTGTATAATTAGATAAACTTTTTAAAAGAGATTGTTCTTTGTGTATATTGATCAAAATTTTAAGAGCTGAACATTTTAAAAATTTTGCTGCCACACATCTATTAGTTCCAGGGTGGACTACTATCTGACCATTATCAAGATGATTTATTCCTTTGAGAGGATTAGTCCATCCTCTTTCACAATAGCTCTGTATCAACCATAAAACTTTTTCAAAATAATGTTTTATCTTATGCTCTCCGGCAAAAGGAAGAGATAAAACTTCAGAAGTCCAACTGGACAACATCTTACGTGCGATGTCTTTATCACTATCAGTAATTTGATTTTGAGATCCCCATTCTGCAATTGCATCATCGCCGATAGTACCGTAATATTTTAATTTTTCTAACGGATAATCAACTAATGCTACTATCTGAGTATTGAAAAAATTTTCGTCGAAAAAATCTTGTCCAGCAGTGCTCATTTTATTTTTAAAATTTCATTGAGCTCGGGGAATGTCTCAGCAAAATTTTCTCCTCTAATTTCGTCTAGTGTCAGTGTCATATTTTTAAATTGATCAGGAAGATCAGGAGTCACCGATTTCTCCATCATAAAATCTATAACTTCTTTAACTTTTAAGTCATTCCATTCATAACCTGTTTTAGTTTTTTCTAGATGTTCCTTGATTTTTATTTTTGCTTCGTCAGATAAAGATTGTATGTTCATGTATTCTGGTCTAAAGATGAAATTAAAATAGAGCTGATCGTCATGAAGACCAAACTGTTTAAACCAATTGATAAATTCGTTCATATACATAACATTGTATATAGAAACACTATAACAGATAGGAGTCCATATCTTTTTTCTATCTAAAACGCTTTGAAATATAGGAACTAGTTTTTCCCATTTTGCAGGATGTCGGAGATATTCAAACTTTTTTTCTATACCGTCTATGCTAAACATTATTTCTACTTTCTTGAAATGGTCCCAAATACTGAACATACGTTCAGTTGGTTGTATAGATCCATTAGTATTGTAATGGATGATTATATTTTTAGCATATCCTTGATCCACACATTTCTGTAAAATCTCAAAATGTTTTTTGATCAAGAAAGGTTCTCCGCCGGTAAAATCAAAATACTCTATATCAGGAATAAATTTTTCTATCTCGTTCCATATAGGGCTTTCTTCTTCTATCCAATAGCTATGTAGATTTTGATTGAAAGGTTTTCCGAATATTTTTATCTCGTCTTCTGCCCATTTCGAACTGCTATAGCTGCTACAACTACGGCATTTTAGATTACAAACTGTTCCTAGCTTCAAATCAAAGTAGGTTGGGGAGGCTAGAGGTTCATCCCATCTGTGTAATCTATGTTTAAACCAATCGTTGCTGATTTCTCTCTTAGACCGCTTGCCGACAGCTTCCATTTCCCAACATGCTGAGCATCCGTCGGGCTCTATTCCTTGTAACATCTGCTGACGCAGATCGTTCATGTAGTCGCTGTTCCACACTTCCTCGATAGAATGTCGATTTAAATTAGCGTTTTTTCCGTTGATCTTTATAGGTTCTTTGTATAGGCAGCAAGGCTTCGCATTGCCTACAGCAGTAGCTTCTAGATGGATCCACGGTAATATACATTTTTTCATAACATTTTCTCTATGTAAGGCATGAGATATTCTTCTGCAAGAACCTTGTTTCCCTCATTATTGATGTGACTTAAATCAATGTAATAATTATGATTAGGATAAGTTTTATGCAACCATGTTTTCCAACTTTCTTTTATCATAGTAACGTTTGTTTGAAATAATTTAAAATATTTCGATGAATAGGCATCATCTGATACTGGTAGATAAGAAAAATATAAAGATCGAATATTTTTTTGTTTTAAATAATTTTCAAAAATTAAAAGATTCGAAAAAGTTTTTTGAAAATGATATGTGCTGTATGAAACATTTTCTGTTAGTACAGACACAAAAGTACGATACTTTTTATAATTTAAATTTTTCATTCCGGACCATTTAAATTCTTCATGTTTAAAATGATCTTCGGCTGAATATGATCCGTCGGTATACTTAGTTTTTACATTATCAGTAACACCGATCAATCTTTTATACTGACTTTCAGTATCTTCATAATATATAGATTCATCTTTTCCGTCGTAAAATCTGTCTTCTAAAAAATTTTCAAACCCGTCAGTTCCTAAAGTAATTCTATCAAGAGAGCTAAGTTGAAAAACGACGAAATCTACTGGCATAGATTCTATCAAACTCATCGCTGTAAAGATCGCAAAATCTACATCGGCACCGCAATGTCCTCCATTGATTACTTGCCATCCATCTAAACGATTTTGCAGGTGAGCCGAGTATGTCTCGTGGCTTTCTAAACCGTGTCCCCAGGTCCAGCTACAACCAACCGAGATCATAGTTTTCATATTTGGACTCCTGCTAACTCAGGGAACACTGAACGCCAGCTTTCAGATCGAATACTGTCAATCTTGTCCATATGATCAATCATCTTAGGTATCAAGTGCTGCGTATGCGCTGCATCGATAAATTTTATATAACTCCTAAAATCTTCGGCCACTGCCTGTGATCCGTTAGGTATAAGATATGTTTCGATATAATCGTTGATAGAATTTTTTAACTGCTCTTTGACCGTTAGAGGTAATATTTGAACGCAGAGATGATCAGGATTTACAGCGAAGTTCAATCTAAAATCATCTATGTGATCGATGATTCCTTGCTCATAAACTTCTTTATGAAAGTCCATAGCGTGAAAACTGTTGAGTACGATCAGCGTATAGTTGATTATAAATTTTACATTGGGAGCTCTGGCTTTCATTTGCTGCCTATTATCTATGAACTTCTGCCAGTTCTGTCCTTTACGTATGAGTTCTCCTCGGCTCCAGCTACCGTCTAAGCTGGCAAACATATCAACTTGCTTGAACTTAGGCCAAAGATCTAACACATTCATAGATTTGTATTTGAACTGACTGCAATTAGAATTATATCTTATATGCACATCGTACTTCTTCATCTCATCTAGCTTGTTTAAAATTCTATAGTGTTCTTCCATTATCAGAGGTTCACCGCCTGCAAAATAGATTTCTTCTACAGTATCAAACAAGGGTTCTATCTGTGCCCACAACTTGTCCGGGTCCGAATCTTTAGGAATATCAATAGGCAACGATCCGTAGAGTTTTTTAGTATCTTCATACCAACTGCTAGATAACTGAGGACCACACATCCTACATTTAAAATTACAGATATTGCTGAATCTAAAATCCCAATATACGAGATTTAAATGATCATAAGATCCATCTTCTCGAGTCTTATCAACTTCAGGTAAATGATGAGCGTATCTTTCATTTAGAGTTTCGCGCATAGATTTTTGACCGGCTGCTTCAAAAGCGTAGCATCTTTTACAGCTTTCAGATTTTACATTGTTTAGCATATTCAATCTTAGATCTTTCATAGGTTTATCGTTCCAGACTTCTTCTAGAGATTGTTTAGAAAGATCTCCTACCACATAATTCATAGGTGTGAGACAGCAAGGATAAACCTTTTCATTAGGCCATGTATGCAAATGGATCCACGGAGAAATACAAAAAACATCATTCTTCATAAATTTTCAACTCTATTATTTTTGCGTAATCGTAAAAGACATTTTCAAATGACTGATTTCTTATCTGATCAAACTTTGCAGTCATCGATAAAAATTCTTGAAATTTACTTTCATTGCTATTTAAGCTCATAAAATTCTTGACAGAATCATAAAACGGATATACTGATATCTTGTTTAACACTAATTTCTTTAATCCTATAGGTAGATTTACCACACTGAAATATGCAGGATCCGATACAAAATTGTGGCTTACTGGAATACCAACTTTATTGAAATGATCGTAAAACTCTTTTAGATAAAACACATTCATCGAAGACACAGTCTGCAGTATAGACATATTGATATTATTATATCTTTGTTTTAGATCGTCGAGCCATTGTAAAAATTCTTCTATTTTACTCCAATCCGATGGATGTCTAATATAGGTATTTCTTTCTTTTAAATCATCTATGCTGATAGAAAAATCTACACTCAAAAATTCCTTCCATACCTCTTCGTATAATTGATTTTTTACAGTCCCGTTGGTAGAATAATGTATTTTTATTTTTGATGCAATTCCTCGATCGACTAGCATTTCTAAAAATTGTTTGTGCTTGTCTACTAACAGAGGTTCCCCTCCGTTGATGTATATAAATCTTAGATTATCGGTTTTCTTATCTAGATTTTTCCAGAAGTCGTCCTCTAGCGGCCAATCGAAATATCGTTGATCCGTGTCAAAACTTCCGTGTATTTTAATCCAGTCGGATTTCATTTTTGTACTACTGTAGGGATTACAAGTCCTGCAGGCTAGATTACAATGATTGCCTAATCTCAGTTCTACGAATTCATAATCCAGCTCTTTTAGGCTACCGTCTTCTTTGGTAATTTCTAATGCTCGCTCGTGATCGAAATTTAATCTATTAGTCTCTCGCTGTCGCTTGCTTTCGATACCTACCAATTCTAGCTCATAACACTTTCTGCAAGCGGAAGGAATCTCTCCTGCTAGCATTTTCTTACGGACATCTCTAAACAATTCCGAATTGTGTATCCTATCAAAGTCGTACTTTTCCGAGTTTAATGTCCTAAAAACTTTCTTACCGTTGACTAGATCATGAGAATGAGATTCAGCATTGACGCTAGATGATTCGCAGCATAAAGATACTATGCCGTGAGGATGAGTAGCTAGGTGCGTCCAAGGCAAAGGGCAGAACGTTTTGCTCATATAGAATTCCACCAGACTAAAACTGAATCGTTAGCAGATAGAATTTCTTCTATAGTCAAAGCATGTCCGTTGTATCCGTCTTTTCTAAATTCGGCGATAGACTGTAATCTAGCTTTTCCTCTCCGCGCTCCTTCTATATATTGATCAGGATATTTTTCTTCGAATGTGGGTCTCGACAACATATTTTCAAATGTTTCTCTATATACTTTTGTTAGGTCCGATTCGAGGCTTTTTTCATAATCGATCAAGTCCATTAAAATTGGATCCAAGATTTTTCGAGGAAGAGACATAGGACTCATCAATACGCTGCTATCAAAATCGAAAGTGATCTTGACATAACTTTTTACTCCTAGTTCAACTGCTAGATCCATGAGATTTTTCATATCTAATAATCCCGGCAATGTTATGGTCACATCTATAACCATAGCATCACTACCGAACTGCGAATTTAAAAATATTCCTTGTTTGAAATAATCCAACCAACGATCATACTTCAATCCTGTCCTAACGAACTCGGCCACTTTACCGGTGGCATCTTGGCTACAGCACATATTGACATTTTTAAAATGCGGAAGGAGATCGTAAAGTTTCGTTCCGCTACGTTCTATCAAACTAAGATTAGTATTGTATCTAACAGTTACCTTATGTGCCTGATCGTTATCTACTAGATATTTCATTATATCCCAGTGTATCTGATACATTAGAGGTTCACCACCGACCCAATATATCTCCTCAATGCGATCTTCTTTGACCGCATTCCACAGTTCTTGTTCGACTACTAATTTTTGAAACTCTTCTACGACTTTTTTGTTTTCTGGAATCATCCATTGATCTACATCAGCTTTCCAGGTATTCATCAATCTTTTTTCTGTTTCCCAGCTGCTGGATAATTGTTCTCCACACATTCTGCATTTAAAATTACAGAGATTATAGATGCGATAATCAAAACTTATCGGCTTCATAGTAGTATATCCGTTGGGATCTGTAGATTCTAAAGCCTGTTTGATTTTATCAGGAAACAGAGTTTCAGTAAAATAATTTCTATACGTATGTAGATTTAATTGTTGAGAATGACAGACTTCACATTCGGGGATACGATCACCTTGCATAATTCTTTTACGGACACTTTTCATGTGTTCACCGTTCCAATGCTGCTCCAAAGTTATAGGAATATATGTGTTACTTTGCGCATCGTCGCCAGAATCGATGTATTGCTTAGTCCAGGTTGCCTGTTCTCTGCTAGCACAGCATATGCGTCGTTCGCTCTGCGGACTGATATAGGTATGTGTCCACGGTGCTATACAGAAATATTCTCCAACATCTTTATTCATATTTCGCAAGAGGATCATCTATGTTTTTATTGTCTGGATTTAGGATCCAACCTTCTTTTTCTGCCAGGCGTTTAAGCTGTTCGTCATCGTCGTATTGTTTAGTGCTGTTGCCGTCTACTAAGACCTGTATCTTGTCTAGTTTAGTCTCGGGTATCTGAGCTAGCCAATCTGTTAGAATCTCAGGAAAAACAGAGATATCTTTACCTCGGCGCTGATCGTATTGCCTGTAGAAACTTTTAAAGTCTCTCCACAGTGTGATCTTATTACTGGTGCGGCGATGTGGGGCATCTACTACTATGAGATAATCTATTAGACGTTCTATACTGGCACGTTCAAACTCATGCATCAACGGACTGTCTTTGTTTGCATCGTACCATGTTTCGAGTTTAGTCCTACAATAATCTTTGATATGGTCCGGCAGTGCTAATGGGCTTTGGAAACTAGGGAAGCGCAATAGATTTACACTAACCGTAGGATTCTTTCCGTACTTGACTTTCATCTGCATGACTTCGTCAAAAAATTCTGTGATAGAAAAAAGGCAAAGACTGTTTATAGTCATCATTATATGCACACCGCGACAATGTCCGGCTTCTAGGATACGTGTGATGTTCTTCTTCCACTGTTGATAATCTAATCCATCACGGATGTATTCAGCCTGATCTCCCACAGCCTCGCAGCTGGTGTATAGATGAAACTCATGTATGTTTTTAGTCTTTTCTATGAGCTTGTCTACGATATCATCTTTGGCGATGAGGTTACTGTTGATAGCGAATCGCATCTTGCTGTTCTGCTCGTTGAACCAATCCAGAAGCTTCCATGTGTTTCCGCTCATCAAAGGCTCGCCGCCTGTGATACGCAGTTCATCAAGGCTGGTGCTTAGTCCGTTGTCCCACCATTTCCAGAACGCTTGTATATAAGGATTTTCCTCATCATTCTTGTAAGGCTCTACCCATGATCCATCTTGCTGGAAAGCAGCGGCACCGTCGCTTACAAGATTCTGATAAGCACCGTGTTTTTTAATATCACGTGCCCAGGTGGTACTAAAACTGGCATTACAGTATGAGCAGGCGAGATTGCAGACACGGTCGAAACTGATTTCTAATGTTTTTAATTCTGCGTCATGATCCCAAGGCTTTTGGTAAATGTCTTCTAGTTCCTCATCTTTATAAATGATAGTTTTAAAAACACGATCGCTGATATGATCTTTGCCTATGTCCTCTATCTTCCAACAATATTCACACTCTCGAGGACGTTCTCCCTCGATCATCATCTTGCGCATCAACTTTTTATGCTTGGTATTATGTATAGCGGTATAGTTGTTTTTGAGTTCTTCTAAGGGAACATTGTGTGCAGGAGGGTGATGACAGCTAGTTGTTGATCCGCTGCCTAACCATATGGTAGCATTGAGCCACTTAGCTGCACAGAAACTTTCACTCTTTATGTCAATGACACGCTTGCGATAATCTACTAGAGATTCGTTAGGTCGTTTAGGCATCCCATTCCTCTTTTAATTTTTTATATTCAGGAAAAACTGAATCAAAATCAGTACCTCTCCTGCGATCATATTCTTTTATGTATTCTACGAAATATCTACGTCTTTCTCCTACGTCTTCATCTTGATTCAAATAATCACAAAATCGTTTTATCTGATCCCATTCTTCTAGATATAATCTAGCGAACTGATGCTTTCTATAATATTTCAACCATGCTTGGCTAGTATCAAAGATCTCTTTGCTGAATCTCTGTCTCATATCCTTAGGCAAAAGTTTGACACTGAGGTGAGCGGGCCATCGTAGATAATTGATGCTGAGCGGTATACGGTTGACGTCCATAGTCTCGTTGTAGTCGCATCTCAACTGCATGATCAGTTCTACGAATCTCGAAAACGTAGGTAAGCTCAAGATATTGATCGTAGTCATGACTGCTACAGTACACGAAGTCTGCTCTAAGCATTTTCTCACATTAGCGATCCAGCATTCGTAGTCTAGACCAAATCTAGAATATTCTGCTTGAGCACCTATGCTTTCGAGGCTGGTATAGACATCTATTTTTTTGACTTTGTCTTTTATATCGTTTATTGCAGATAAGAAACGTTCTATGAGTTTTTCTTCTACTACTAGATTAGTATTGATAGCAATCTCTAGATCGGGTTGAGGATTTTCTTTTATGTATTCAAAAACTCTCCATGTATCTTTGCTCATGAGAGGTTCGCCGCCTGTTATTCTAAAAACTTTTAAATGCGGCAATGCTTCGGGAAACCATTTCCAGAAAGCATCAACGTAAGGATTGTCGTCGCTGTGTTTATAAGGATAACGACCCACTTTCTTGTACCACTCAATATCTTGATTGCTTTCCGGTATAGGATAAGGTCCATATTGTTTGATCTCTTCTAACCACTTGCTGGAAATCTCGGGGCTGCAATAGCTACACTTTAGATTGCAGGCATTTGAAAAACTGACTTCTAGGTAAGCGGGATAAACATTATCTCGAGGATCCTTAGCGGCGATCTCGTCGAATCTTTCCCAAGCCCAATAGTCCGCTGTCTTATAATGACGATCTGAAAAATAATCTTTGTTGAGATCTTCAATCTTCCAGCAGTAATCACATTCTGCAGGGCGTTGTCCCTGTATCATCAATTCACGCTGAGACTTTTTAAAATTGCTGTTATGTAATGCAGCAGGATCGGCTTCTACTTCATGTACGGGAATCTTATGTGGGCTAGGATGGTGGCAGCTATGATTATATCCGTTCTGCAGATATAAGGTAGTCTGTAGCCATTTAGCTGTACAGAAACTCGGGCTAACGGCATTGATCTTTTCTCTCTTTTCTTTAAGGATGAATATCTTTTGCTCGTTGCTCATATATGTTTTTTAACCATTCAAAATTATTGATCTTTGCTAGTTCAGAATCTACACCAATGTTATCATAGCCATATTCTCGGCCGGCCTTTGCGCCATCGATACAGAACTTTCCGTATTGCCTATCTGCTCCTTTAGAACACCATGCCTGTAATCTAAAATCAGTTTCCTCGTCGTAGGTTTCATCTACAGGTCTGCTGGCTAGTTTCACACACTCTCTGAATGCTGATTTCCAGGTACTGAACTCGTCCGTGTCAAATCTAGTCTTATTAGATACCGTTTCTATCACTTTAAATCTATCACTGATCGACATGGTCATATCTACAGTATTGGTCTCCATGCCTAAAACTAAATCTCTAGGCAATAATTTCACACCGCCGTAGCCATAAACTAAATCATTGATAGGATTTAGAGATTGCCATACAAATACTATATCACGCTCGTATCTAGAAACTTCATAATCAAAATTAAAGCCTTCGACGATTTCTGCATCGCCATCAACCACATAGAACATATTAGTAGTGGATAATTCTGCTGCGGCTTTGTGTGCATTATGTATGCCTTTTACGCCATGCACTCTTTTCGCTCTCGGAAATTTCGACCGCAATTTCTCAAAATTTTCATCTGCATTGATTTCATTGTAGCTGATAAAGATAATGTCGTAAGGTCTTAGTTTAGATGCTAGAACTTCATACTGTTTCTTTTCTATAGGAAATCTAAAATCGATTTCTTTTTTGGATAATCGTTTATCGTTAGGAACGCAGGCGATTCCATTATAAGTTATTTCATTTCTAAACATGTGCTGAAACACATGATTCATCTTCCTATCATAAGAATTGTGATGATTAAAATATAGATCGAAATCGAAATCTAAAATTTCAACTTCTTTAGGGATCATCCAAAACATCTCCATAGAGCTTTTATCGCAGGCATCTATGTAATCTTCATATGTATCTATCGTAAACTTTTCAAAAAGTTTAGGATGTGATGCAACAATATCTATTTCTTTTTTCTCTATAAAAAATCTATGATCAAATTCTTTTTTAGTAACTGGCTTAGTTTTAGACATAAGACATAGCCCGTCAAAAAAGTTTTTGTTTTTAAAAATATGAGTGATGTGCTGATTGTGTTTAGGTACTTGATAATTAAAATCGAAATCATCAAGTATATCTATATCATTCCATATTGCCCAGAACACATTAGTCTTTGATTTAGAAATAGCATCTAAATATTCTTCGTATGTAGATAAATTAAATTTTTCATAAAGTTTAGGATGTGATGCAACAATATCTATTTCTTTCTTGTTAGAAAAAAATCTATAATCAAATTCTTTTTTGGTTACAATAT